ACCGCACCGACATCTGCGCTACGTGTCAGAACATTGTGCGCGAAGCGGCCGCCCCCGAGCCATCGTTCCTGAGCGACGACGAGGAGGTGATCTCAGATGTTACTTGATCTTATAGCCCCCACCTTGGGCAGACTTCTAGGAACTGCCTACGTTTTGGAACAAACTGCACGACATATCCTAACTGAAAGTAAAACGAACGATGAGGAGGAGACTCTCAGCAGTGACACCAGCGAAAAAACTTGACGACACCGAGCTGGCGCTGTATAATTTAAGCGTAGACAGATTTGGACTTGTAAAGGTGAACAATGGATCGACGAGAAATTCTAAGACTAGCGGAAGAAATGGTGATGGTGGATCGGCAGGAGGAGCACGGACCGCCCGAGCAAAACTTGGGGCGTATTGCAAAGCTCTGGGGCGCTTACTTAGGCGTTTCCATTGGTAGCTCCGACGCCTGCGCCATGATGATACTCCTGAAGGTCAGCCGGTTAGCTCACAAGAAGAGCGACGACAGCTTCATAGACATAGCTGGCTACGCTAGCCTGGGGGGAGAATTGTCCAGTGGAGCTTAGATACCAACCGTGCCCAGATTGCAGCTCCTCCAACGCCATGACCATCTACGACGACCACACACACTGCTACAGCTGCCTCACGCACAAGTTTGAGAGCGTGAACGGGAGTAACCAGGAGCCTATGGATATAATAGAACCGCCCAAGAACGGGGCAACCCCTCTCCTCTGGAAGGAGCGTAACATCTCAGCTGCGGTTATGCAGCGCTACGACGTGCAGGCCGTCTACGACAACTCCGTAGAGTTCCCCTACTACGACGCTGACGGGAACAAGATAGCCTCCAAGCACAGGTCCAGCCAGAAGTCGTTCTACACCACCGGCAACTTCAAGGAAGCTGGGCTGTTTGGAGCGCACACGCTGACCAAGGATGCTGCTCAGCGCGACAGCGCCGTCATCGTGACCGAGGGCGAGGCCGACGCTCTGGCCGCCTTCCAGATGTTCAACCGAGTAGACCCTAGCGCTACCAAGCTTACCCGCAAGGGTAGTAAGCTCACCGCTGCCCTGAGCATCAAGAGCGGAGTGGCCAGTGCGGAGCGAGACTTCAGAGACAACCTGGAGCTGCTGGAGCAGTTCGACAAGGTGTACATAGTCTTTGACAACGACGCGTACGGGAAGAAGGCAGCTCCGCGCTGTGCCAAGCTGCTCACCCCCGGTAAGGCTTTTGTCGTAACCTTGGAATTGAAGGATGCTTGCGACTACAGCACGGCGGGTAAGAGCACCGAGTTTGCCACTCACCTGCGCGAAGCTAGGTGCTACACCCCCTCCGGCATAGCCAACGCCGCTGACGACTTTGAAGGCTTGTGGGACGAGCAGAACATTACCAGCATCCCGTTCCCTTGGCGCGAGCTTCAGGAGCGCACCTTCGGAATCAGGTCGCGGGAGATTGTAACTTGGGCGGCTGGAACCGGAGTTGGCAAGAGCAGTCTCCTGCGCGAACTGCAACACCACTACCTTAAAACCACCAACTACAACCTCGGAATCATAGCCTTGGAGGAGGGTATCAACCGCACCAAGCGCGGCATACTGGCTGTGGAGGCTAACGACAGGCTACACCTTAACGAAGTGTTTGCCAAGTACGAGCGCGAGGACATTAAGAAGTTCTACGACGCCACTCTGGGGAGCGGCAGGGTCTACCTCTACGACCACTTCGGCAGTATGGAAATGACCGACCTGCTCAACCGAGTACGCTACATGGTAGTTGGGTTGGAGTGTCAGATAATTTTCATAGACCATCTTTCAATCTTGGTCAGCGGTATGGACATTTCCGACGAGCGTAGAGCCATAGACCGTACCATGACGCTGCTGCGCCAGCTCACTGAGGAAACTGGCTGCACTGTACACTTGGTAACGCACCTCAGACGGCTAGGCTCTGACCGTTCGCACGAGAGCGGCGTAGAGGTAAATTTATCTCACCTGCGCGGCTCTCACGGCTCCAGCCAAATAAGCGACACCGTAATTGCTATGGAGCGCAACACCCAGGCCGATGACCCTGTGGAGGCAAATACCGTCACCCTGCGCGTCCTCAAGTGTCGCTACACGGGCGATGTAGGCATGGCTGGTACTCTATACTACGACAAGGGCACAGGACGCCTGGAGCGCGTTCAGGAGAACTTTTAAAAATGAGCTTGAACCAATTCTCGAAAGAGCGTAGAATAACGCGTAGGGCCAAGCTAAGACCGCTCAACCATCGTAAGAAACTTGGCCCCAAGTCGTGCCACGCCAACCGCAAACGTAAGAGAGGACAGGGGTAGATGTCAGACACCGCAGGCACCATCACTATTCCCAACATCCCAACTATTAAGGAGTTGAGGGCGAAACGCACCAAGCTGAGCGAAGAGTACAACGGCATACTGGCTGGGGCTATAGAGGGAGATGAGAACTTTGTAGGGTATCAAATTAGGCAGCTTGACTCAGAGATAGAAAGCATGAGCAAGCCGATAACCATAACTCTCCCCAAATGACCAGCTGCGCCATAGACATCGAGACAGACGGCTTCAACCCGTCTAAGATACACGTCCTCTGCGTTAAGGAGATGGACGAGGGGGTTGCTACTCTGGGAACCATTCACCAATTTACCAGACCGGCAGGTGCGGAAGAGTTTCTCCACTCTTTTAACAATGTGATAGCTCATAACGGGTGCGGTTTCGACTTCCCAATTTTGAAAGAGCTTTGGGACGTTGAGGTTGCAGAGTGGAAGCAGCAGGACACTCTGGTCCTGTCCAGAATGGAACAGCCTGATCGGAAGGGCGGTCACTCCTTGAAGGCGTGGGGCGAGCGGCTGGAGTACGAAAAGTCTGACTATAAAGGTGGCTGGAATAGCCTGAACGACGACATGATAAAGTATTGCCAGAACGACGCAGTTATCACCGCCAAGCTGTACGACCACCTCAGACCTCAAGTTGCCCGAATCGGGGAACAGCCTGTTCTGGAAGAATACCGTATGCAGAGGCTGGCCTACAGTGTGGAGAAGTACGGCTTTGCCTTCGACCTGGAAGCTGCCTATAAACTGTTTTCCAAGCTGCTCAAGCGCCAGAAGGAAATCGTCTTGGAAATGCAAGATGTCTTCCCAGCGTCTATAATACAGCTAAAGACTAAGCAAAAGATAGTACCGTTCAACCCAGGCAGTCGGAAGCAAATCGCAGAACGCCTGAAGGAGAAGGGCTGGGTAGCGAAGGAGTTTACACCCACCGGCCAACCTCGCGTAGACGAGCACACTCTTAAGGGCACTAACATCCCAGAGGCGAAGATTCTTGCAGAATACTTCATGCTTCAGAAGCGTACAGGGCTGCTAGATTCGTGGATTAAGAAGTCGGACGGTGATAGGGTACACTGCAACTACCACACGCTGGGGGCTATCACGCACCGCATGAGCTGCTCCGGCCCTAACCTTCAGCAGATACCCTCCATGCGTACCCCCTACGGCGAGGAGTGTCGTAAATTATGGATAGCTGATAAGGGTAATGTTCTGGTAGGGGCAGACGCCAAGAGCCTCGAACTGAGAGTGCTTGCTCACTACATGAACGATACCGTCTTTAACAACGAAATACTTGAGGGGGATATACACTCCGCAAACCAGAAACGTGCTGGCCTGCCCACCAGAGATATGGCGAAAACCTTTATCTTCGCCCTAATTTACGGTGCTGGTGATGGGAAGCTTGGCAGCGTAGTCGGCGGCTCCCCCACCGATGGTAAAGATTTGAGGAGGAGGTTTCTCTCCAACTTGCCGTCCTTTGCCAGATTAAGCAAGGGTGTTATAAAGAAGGGTACTGATAGAGGGTTTGTGCTGGGTATCGACCAGCGACCTCTCCGGGTTAGGCACAACCACGCAAGCCTTAACACCCTTATCCAAGGCTCTTCAGCCATTCTTATGAAGCACTGGTTTACCATAATAGAACATTCTATGGGAATGGAAGAGACTCTCGGATTGTGGGAAAAAAAGGCCGGTATTGTAGCTATGGTGCATGACGAGGTGGTCATAGAAGCCCCTGAGAAAGAGGTTGACTTAGTATCTGAATGTGTTAAACTAGGTATACAATCAGTGAACAGACACTTTAATTTACGTTGCCCACTAGATTGTGATGTTATTTCTGGAAACAACTGGAGCGAGATACACTGATGCAAGCAAGAACAACCGTGAACTACCTGGAGGGTAGTCTCCACTGGGCCTACATCTTCGACAAGCGGGACCGCTATGACCACTTTAGCGTTGCCGTGGTCTTGTCAGGCGACGAGATCAAGCGAGCGAAGAAGCTGGGTCTAAAGCTCAAGCACAATCCTGAGAAGTACGACGGGCTACCCTATGTGCAGCTCAGGAGCAACCACCAACCTGACCTGTGGAACGGCGATGACGAGCCTTACGACGGTCCTACCATGATCTCCCACGGGTCTAAGGGCATCGTCAAGATTACTCAGCGCCCCTACGACAACCAGTACGGTCAGGGCGTAAGCACATTCTTCACAGCTGTCAAGCTGACAGAGGTGATAGAGTATGTGCCTGACGAGAATCGCGAACCAGACGCCTTCTAATGGCTCGCCCTAAATATGGGCATTGGGATATTTCCGAAGTCGGGAAGTTCGATCCTGATGCTCACCTCGGTTTTGTTTACAGGATTACCAACCTTGCCACTGGGAAGGCGTATATCGGCTGTAAACACCTCTGGAAATTCAGGAAGGGTAAGCGTGTCAAGGCAAGTACGTGGGAGTATTACTTAAGTAGTTCCAAACACTTGATACCAGACATTAAAAAGTTAGGTAAGCGTAAGTTTAAGTTTGAGATACTTATGCTTTGCGATAACAAGAGAAACTTGTACTACAACGAAATGAAACTACAAGCTGAACTTGGGGTGTTGGAGAGCGATAAGTATTACAACGCGAACATCGGTGGGATTAGATTTTACCGACCAGTAAAAAGTTATCTCTCCGAAGAGTTAAAGCTGAAACTTTCTCTTGCTCAGGGAGGGACTAAAAATTCCAAGTACCGAGGCTCGTTCCTGGTATCGTACTACGGTGGTCATCAGGAATGGGTGGACAATACAACCTTGAGCGAGTGGTGCGGCGAGCACGACATCCACCGCCAGAGGATTTACGAGCTGCGATCAGGTGAGAGAGATCAGTGGAAAGGTATAACTGCCGTGGAGTACAAACATGAAACAAATTGACACTCTGGTGGAGGATATTTACAAGCTGCTCAAGAGCGGCACCTCCTCTCCGAACAAGGACTATTTGTTTGGCATGGGCAGCTCTATTATGGAGGGCGTCAGGCGACAGCTATGGTCTAGCACTAGCGCTCGCAAGCCCATGCTCCGCATGTCCAACCTTGGTAAACCGTGCGTCAGAGCGCTCTGGTACGACATCAAGGGTAAGCACCAGCCGGAGGAACTGTCTCCCCAGACCAAGCTAAAGTTTATGATCGGGGATGTAGTTGAGGCTGTGGTTCTCTACCTAGCCAAGGAGGCTGGTCACAACGTGGAAGATCAGCAGAAGGAAATAGAGATCGACGGCATCAGAGGACACATAGACGCCAGAATTGACGGCGTACTGGTCGATGTCAAGTCCAGCTCCAGCTACGGGATGAAGAAGTTTAAGAACGGTACGCTCCCCGAAGATGACCCCTTCGGTTATATATCGCAGATGAGCGGATATGCCAACGCTCTGGGCGACACGATGGGTACGTTCCTAGCTTTTGACAAGAGCAACGGAGAGCTTGCCACTTACACCCATACGGAGCTTGAGGATACCAGCGAAAGAATCGCAGAGGTACGCGCAGCTCTTGAGCTTGAGGATGCCCCAGAGCGCCCCTTTGAACCAACAGTGGACAGGTCTACCAAGCGGCCCAAGCTTGCCCTGAACTGTTCGTACTGCGCTCACAAGATGGAGTGTTGGAGGGAAGAAGATGTCAACCTAGAGTTTAAGAGTGGTAGGCCGGTGTTTTTCCTGGGGAGGGAAAAGGCAAAACCACGGGCAAAGCCGAAAAATGCTTTCTGATGAGCAGCTCAGTGATATAGCTGAGGCGTACTCGCCCGAACAAATACTGGAAATTCTGGACATATCCTCTCTGGAAGTTCTACTACAGTTCCGCGAGCTGGTGCAGGAAAACTTGACCAAATTTGAAATGAGGCCAGTGGATTGTGATGAGATATAGCTCCAACGAAAACCCTATGTTCCGCTCCAAGTTTTCCGAAGACATCTTCAAGCAAAAGTACGCGCACGAGGACTGTACCACTTGGGCAGACTTGTCTAAAACCTTGGTCAATGATGTTTGCGGCGATCTGGTAACGGTGGGAGAAACACACACGGTTGAGAAACACCTGATGTCCAAGGACGAGAGGGACCAGCTTATACGCTACATCACTGATCTAAAATTTATCCCCGGAGGGAGGTATCTCTACTACGCTGGCAGACCTTACAAGTTTTTCAACAACTGCTACTTGCTCAAGGCGGAGGAAGATTCTCGCGAGGATTGGGCTAACCTGTCTTGGAAGACGGAGAGCTGCCTAATGACCGGCGGCGGCATAGGGGTGGACTACTCAGTCTACAGACCGTCAGGCTCTGGGCTGAGGAAAACCGGAGGTATTGCCAGCGGCCCTATACCCAAGATGCAGATGATTAACGAGATAGGTCGCAGGGTTATGCAGGGAGGTTCAAGGCGATCTGCTATCTACGCTAGCCTCAACTGGGAGCACCGCGACGCTGAAATATTTCTCCACTCCAAGAACTGGCACGACATGCCTGTTGGCAGTAGCGGTCTTAGCTTAGCTCAGGTTAAGGAGCAGGACTTTAACTTCCCCGCCCCGCTGGACATGACCAACATCAGCCTTAACTACGACACTGATTGGGTCAACTCGTACTGGCAGAGCGGTAGCGTTGGCGACATCTTCCGCGAGAACGTGAAGCAAGCTCTCTCCACGGCCGAGCCAGGGTTCAGTTTTAACTTCTTCGACAAGGAGAGTGAAACTCTTCGCAACGCTTGCACCGAAGTTACCAGCGCAGATGATTCTGATGTCTGTAACTTAGGTTCTATCAATCTTGGCAGGATAGAAACTCTACCTGAGTTCAACGATGTCTGCGAGCTTGCCACCAAGTTTCTCATCTGTGGCACTCTGAAGGCTAAGCTGCCGTACGAAAAGATAGACAAGGTGCGGGAGAAGAATCGCAGGCTAGGCTTGGGCCTGATGGGGGTTCACGAGTGGCTAATCAAGAGAGGTTATAAATATGAGGTTACCCCTGAGCTTCACCAGTGGCTCTCCACTTATAGAGGCGTTAGTGATAGTACTAGCCGTGATTTTTCTTCTGCTCTTTCTATTAGTCGGCCTGTGGCTTGCAGGGCAATTGCACCCACTGGTTCAATCGGTATTCTTGCTGGTACTAGCACTGGGATTGAACCTATATTTGCTGTATCCTATCGTCGGAGGTATCTTAAGGGGCAGAGTAGGTGGCACTACCAGTATGTGGTAGACAGCGCAGCGCAGGAAATTATAGACTTGTACGGGACCAACCCGGAGAAGATAGAATCAGCCATAGATTTGGCAGAGAACTACGAGCGGCGCATAGCCTTTCAAGCCGACGTGCAGGACTACGTTGATATGGCTATATCGTCTACCATTAACTTACCAGCGTGGGGGTCTAAGCTGAACAATGAAGACACTGTTGACAATTTTGCTAATACTCTCGCCTCTTACGCTCACCGCTTGCGAGGCTTTACTGTTTACCCTAATGGGTGCAGGGGTGGTCAACCTCTGACCAGAGTTTCCTACGCGGAAGCCGTGGAAAAACTAGGAGAGGAGTTTGAAGAGGGGGTAGAGGTGCATGACATCTGCAACATCGTGCAACGAGGAGGTTCGTGCGGAGTCTGAGAATAAAATTCTCCGGCGGAACGTGAAGGAGCTGCAAGCGCAGCTACAGAAAGCTTTCATACGAATCAGAGAACTAGTGGAAGAAAGAGATGACGCTCGTAACATTGACCGATAGCGCCAACACCCACCTATCCAACATTGTCAAGGAACAGAACGCTCAGGGGGTAATGCTGGGAGTGAAGGGCGGCGGCTGCTCTGGGTTTACCTACGAGTGGTCCGTCTTGGAGGAAATACCAGATCGCTTCAACCCGGAAGATAAGCTGGCTCTCAAGCATGGGCAGCTCTGTATTCAGCCTGAAGCTATTATGTTTATTCTGAATACAGTGATCGACTTTACCAGCAATGTGGCTGGTAGTTATCTTAAAATAATTAACCCTAACGCCACCAGCCAGTGCGGTTGTGGAGAAAGTTTTGCAGTATGATTAACGGAGATATTGTAACTTACCTGTTCCTAGAGCATCCCCACAGGACTAAAAATCCCCAGACTTACTGGGAGCACGGTGCGTTCAGCGTGGGTAATTCGCTGCTGCTTATGTTCTTCTGCTTGCTAGGGATCGTACACGGCCTGGTGCCGCGCCTGTTCCCCTTCAGCACCTCCAGTGCTATTATACGATCCTTCGGGAAGTTAGTAGCATCAGGCAGGCACGAGGAAGAAATGAGTAGGATACTTACGCAAGAGGTTATCGCAGACGTTAGCGAGATACTCTCAAAACGCCCCTGACAAACGCTTTACTTGAGCGTTGAATTGTGGTATAATAGCTATGTTACGGATAGTGCCAATAGTGGGCTTTCCAAACTTCTTGCCGAAAGGGAGAATATGCTATGTTTAGAGATGCAGACTTCGACAATTTCTTCAAATACGCCGTAGGCTTTGACACCATCTTTGGCAGCATGAGCGCTGTCTTGGACAGCTCTAGCGTACACACGAACTACCCTCCCCACAACTTGATAGAAGTTGAACGGGACAAGTATCTTATTTCAATGGCTGTTGCTGGATACTCTAAGGACGATCTGTCCGTCGAGTGGAAGGACCGTAACCTGAGTGTTACAGGTCTTGTAGACCACCCTGACAAGCAGGTGGGGGTTATTCATAACGGGATCGCCAAGCGTAAGTTTACCAAGATGTTTGCCTTGGGTGAGTATATCGAGGTGGATCGCGTTTCGCTCAAGGATGGTATGCTTTCCATCACCTTGAACAGAGTTGTTCCAGAGTCGGAACGGTTAAAGCTTATGGACATCCATTCAGATTAGAGTCGGCGTCGGCACTAGCGGCCAAGTAGAAGGCTGGGCTGTACCTATAGGTGCGACTTGCGGTATCGCCCCCTGTGTTGGGTAGGGGAGAGGTGTGTAAGTAAGAGGTCCGGGCCGCACGAACGGTTCAGGCGTAGCTGGTAGAGGCTCTGGTAGGGCTGACTGAGCGCTCGCTGACTGAGCCTGAGCCTGAGCTTGAGCTTGAGCCTGAGAGAGTGGCCCTCCTGCTCCAGCTCCTGTACTACCTGGACCCATTGACGCTTGCCCTTGCGGCGTTAACAGCCAAGCCGTAGTATCAGCGATATTTTGAGGAGTCTGAGCCAGCATAGCATCCCTCAGAAATTGCACCGCCATAATTGGTATGTTCTTGGGTATATTCTTTCCTAAATCTTGCATCCAAGTTGTTTCTTCTGCTTGTTGTCTCGTATCATAAGGTAAATTCGCCATTTGAGGGATTATAGGGGGAGGCGTATAAACCGATGTCTCCCCTAGCATTTCAGGCGTTACAAAAAGTCCAAATGGAGGCGCTGACGGAGCAGGCGGTGGTGCATAAACCGATGTCGGTGGCAGATTAGGTACATTATATCCCATCAGAAATCCATAAGGTAATGGGGGATCGCCTTGCACATATGAAGGTGGACCAACAGCC